TGTGGGGCCCGTACCACGTTGGTAGACAAGCCATGGAGCATTCCTGTAGTGTGCAATCGAATACGTGGCCATGCTGAGGTAGAGCATAGCGACGGAATGAGCAAGTGGAGAACGCAAGGAAAGCATTTCGACGTCGTCTAATTTAAGGAGACATAATGATCAAACGATTTCTGTGCCGAGTGATCGGGCATCACACATACTGGGTGCATTTCTCTTGGGGCTCGTGGAAGGAATGCGATCGCTGTGGGGAAAGGTTGGGGCCATGAGCCAATACCTAGACATGTGGGGCAAGATCAACGCATCCACCGAAGACGAGCTCTGGAAGTTTCTAGAGGACCACCCACGGGCGGAGGGTCGAGATCTCTGGTTCAACGGCGCGAAGTACTTCGATGTAGACCTGTTGGAAGCCATCCGAAACAAACTTAATTAAGGAGAATCATGTTCCCAGGAAATCAGCGAGTGCAAGAGATTCGTGACAGGTTCAGGATCTCCAACGGACGTGTCATGTCCGACTATCGATACAAGAACCTGAACTGGTACCTCGGCAAGGACAAGGTCAATCACATCAATCCAGGTGAGTGGTTCCTCTTCGGTGACATCGATGAGACCGACATCATCCGATTTGGTGGAATGCTTGAGGAAGGAGAGATCCTTATCCTTGGGTGGAAGGACATGGGACCAGACCAGCGACAGGACTCAGTCTTCCGTGATGGAGGCGGCCTTTGGCTTGCTTTCACGAAGGACGGAGTGATCTACGATCTTCGGAATGACGGAAGGATCGTGACAACTTGACCGGCATGGAATGGTGGGTCATCATCATCCTAGGCCTTCTTACCGTCTTGTGGTGCATTCGAGAGCTGAAGCACTTTTACAAGTCGCTCATGAAGGAATTCAAAGAGGATGACTAAGCAATACGTAGGTGTCAGCCATAATCACATACTTAAAGGAGACATCACACCGGTGGGTAAGAAAGTAATCTTGACGCGTAAGCATGAAGGCATGGAGATCAAGGAAGTCTGCACTCTGATGGCCGATGACGAGCCTGTGATGAAGGTTACCTCCGAGAACGCGCTGATTCTGATCAGTGAGGACGGGGACTGGGGCACGGCTGGAAGCATGGCAGAAGGGCGCGTGATGTTTGAGGACGATACCGGAGTGTTTGGTATCGAGCCAGAAGACGTTGTGCACATCGAGGTTCTAGACGGACCACTAGGAGAAGAGGAAGAATAATGGAAGAGCACAAGACAAGGCAAGAGTTCATCGACGAGGTTCGAATGAAGATCACCGACCTCGAAACTGTGGTGGAAGAGAAGGTCGAGGAGCAGGTCGCGCCGCGAGTGCGGACCTACTTCTTGAAGAACAACAGGAAGCTCCTGAAGGCCGTTGGGATTTGCCTTGTGGGAGCGAGCATTCAGATCCTGCACAAGAAGACCAAGACCCAAGGGTCGAAGATCGAGCTCCTGAACATGGAGAACCAGTTTCTCCACTTCGTGATCTCAGGCCTGAGCAATCCAGACGTTGACGCGACCGAGTTCAACAAGGAGATCGCGCGGCGTGCCAACTACGTACAGATTGTGAGCGCGCTTTGATTTGTGCCAACTGTGACGCCGAGCTAGAGCCGGTATTCGACAGTCAAGAAGGAACCCAGTACATCGACGCACTCCACATCCAGCTTCATTTCGGATACGGAGAGTTCCATGATCATGGGCCAGACGAGACGGCCTCTCCTGAGATGTTCTTCTGCAAGGACTGCACTACCGTTCTTGTGAAGTTCTTCCCGGGATTCCGTAAGCAACTCGGCCCGGTGGAGATCAAGCAGAACGTGTTCGAGCAGAAGCCAGAAGACAACAACTAAAAAGGGTGGGGGCTTACATGGCCTCCCCCTTTTTCTCGCAGTAATTACATGGGTTGTAATGAGAACTATTCACACCACTAAGGAGACAACGAAATGAAGGACCGCATCAAGTCAGCCCTCGTCACCGTCAAGAACCACGTGAAGGACAACAAGTTCGGCTACGCAATGGCCGGTGTCGCCCTCGGCGCCATCGCACTGCAGCAGTCGAACCGTCGCGCCTTCGACCAGTTCCTGGAGACGAAGGGCATCGACCCGATCGAGTACTACAACCCTGAGTACTTCGTGGAGATGAACAGCTAGCTCAAGAGACCTAGGCCCTACAAGGCTTAGGTTTTTCGCAAGAAATACAGGGTGTATAATAGGAGATACACCCATCAATCAAGGAGACCGAAATGACCGAAATCATCGAGACCTCCGAGGAAGAGACCGTGCTTTCGCCAGTCGGCGTCGCCGTCCTCGCACTGACCGCCGTTGGAGTTGCCACATGCAGCTACTTCGTCGGGAAGGGCGTGGGACGCGTGACGTTCGCGGTGAAGGACCGGATCGAAGCTCGGAAGCTCAAGAAGAACTCGGACATCATCATGGAAGCCGTGGTGACGGAGTAGACCCAAAAGGAGGTGCCATACGTGGCATCTCTTTTTTGTACCATATACCCTTGGAGGTGAGATATGAAGGGACTGTGCGTTGACGGTCCGAATAAAGGAACGATTGTTGATGTTGGCAATCTTCCAAATAAAACAAACACGTTCAAGATTCTGGACCCAAGTGAAAGATTTCTTTCATATAAGATTGACGACGTTGATCCTTTGACTCCACTTAAGGTCAACACCTACTACAGATACCCAACTAATCCGTTCGCGCAGGCATATGGATTTGACGTTCTGTACAGATACCAAAGTAGTGGGAGGTGAGTTATGGATGCAGTAGATCAGGCAATTGAAGTTCTAAATCGAATTCACAAAGCCGATCCTACGGTTATGCAGAGTCTGATTTTCCATCGGGTTCCATGTAATCAATTGGTTGCGGATGACCCCACGGTACAAGTAGGACGCGGTGTCAATCTAAGCACAGGTTGGGAAGTCGGTATTCTAGGCATTATCAACGGTTTGTTCGGAAGTGACGAACATGGTTGGGGGCATATCTACGCTAACTTCGATAGCAACAACAGCGACGCAAAACTATTGAACTTCAGTAGGATACCACAGCCGCCAAGTAACGAACGATAGGAGGTGAGTTATGGAATCATGGAAGATCTTTCGACATTTCGGAGTATACCGGAACAAAGACAACCAATATTACTTTGCCGCAGAGAACAATGAGACATGGGTAAAAACTGTTGATCGAATGACTGAGGCTGAACTCCATGTGTTGGCCGAGCTGGCTAATACTGGGCTGCGAATCAATAGAGAGACTGGTCTTCGCTTCAGGATTATTCGACGACTACTTAGGAGGTGAATGATGGGTTGGGACACACGAAGTATCACAATTACCGGGCATGTTTCACGACACAACTCGGATCAGGACGATCTAGACGACTCTTTGTTTGACGAGCTTGAGCATCGAATCCAAATGATTGTTAAAGAGAGACAATACGAAACGCTTAACGTGATGATTCTTTAGGAGGTGAGTTATGGAATTGATGGAGCACCAGCTCGAAGTAATCGACCGATTGGATACTGGCAAGATCCTTTATGGAGGCGTAGGGTCTGGCAAAAGCGCAGCGGTGCTCGGGTACTACATGAAGAAAGAAGCCCCCGCTCACATCAAGGTAATCACTACAGCAAAGAAAAGAGACTCGCTTGATTGGGAACGTGAAGCTGCAAAGTTTGGAATTGGCACTGAGGAATTTGCAACAGTTGCTGGAATCATTGAAGTCGATTCTTGGAACAACATCGGACATTATGAAGACTGCCAGGACATGTTTTTCATCTTCGACGAGCAGCGATTGGTCGGATCAGGAGCATGGGTAAAGAGCTTCAAGAAGATAGCGAAGAAGAACAGATGGGTTATGCTGAGTGCTACGCCAGGGGATACCTGGATGGACTATGCGCCAGTGTTCGTCGCGAACGGCTTCTTCAAGAACACAACGGAGTTCAAGCTTAAGCACGTTCTGTACGAACCGTACGTTCGGTATCCGAAGATTCGCGGTTATCTAGGTGAGCAAAAGCTAGAGGTGTTGCGTAACGACATCCTGGTAGAGATGCCATATGAGAAGCACACCACACGCTTTCTCAACTGGATGGACGTTCAGTACGATGAGGAACTGATGCTTCGGGCCTACAAGGATCGCTGGCATGTATACGAAGACCGGCCGATTAAGGACGCGGCTGAGCTCTTCAGAGTCATGCGCAGGATCGTGAACTCTGATCCGAGTAGGCTGAAGCTCATCAAATACCTGATGAAAGCACACCCCAAGCTCATCATCTACTACAACTGGAACTACGAGCTCGACATACTAAGGACTCTAAATGATGATATTCCTTGTTACGAGTGGAATGGACATAGAAAGGTACATAATTCCCAATTTGAGCATGAAGAACGATGGGTTTATCTCGTGCAGTATGTGGCAGGAGCTGAAGCCTGGAACTGCACGGCTACTGATGCTATGGTTCTTTATAGCCTGACATATAGCTATAAGAACTTCGAACAAGTGCAGGGTAGAATAGACCGTTTGGACACTTTGTACCAGTCGCTGTACTACTACATTTTTGTGTCAAATTCTATTCCCGATCGAGCCATCCGTGGAGCAATTAGTGCAAAACGGGCATTCAATGAGCGTAAGTTCATGGAAGAAATGTTGGAATCGGAGCCCTTCTGAGAGCGAAAATTGCGGAACGTATGGAGACGTGGGCAAATTTGACAAAATATGACACATGATGGAGTGTACCGAAATACCAGTAAAAGACACTGTATATGTGGCTAAAAGGGTGGATACGAGAAGGAAACGGAGTGTGTCAAATGTCACAGATTTTAGACCTAAAAACCCTGTAGACATTTACTACCCATATACTCTTTCTTCCGTCCGCGTAAAGGGGTATAGGGGTAAGAATACCCAAGAGGTTTTTTACTATCGAAATTCTGTGACATTTGACACACTCACTTAGGAGACACATGACTAATGCGTTTGATGAAGAGTGGGACGATATTTGTCCGAATTGTGCACATACTAGGAAAAGGCACAACACTAACGGTTGTAAAGAATCTGGCTGTAAGTGTTTGATGCGGCAACAGACCATGCCAAGGCGATTGGATGATGGTCGATATAAGATTCGAGGCCATGATGACCCAGCTAAAGAGAAAGGAGCGAAATGAAAGAAGAGTGGGTAACTATTCCTGAGTTCACTATGTACAACATCAGTAGCTTTGGAAGAGTGTTCAACAACCGAACTCAGAAGATCATGAAGACCAGTCACACACCGCATGGTCATGTTAAGATCACGTTGCGATCCGATTGGTCGTCTGAGCGCTTTACCAGGAGTGTTGCTAAGATCGTCGCAGAGTGCTTTGTATTGCCTCCTAACATCCTCTGTGATGCCGTCGTGATACTTGATGGCAATTTGGATAACGTCGCAGCAGAGAACCTTGTGTGGCGTCCTAGATGGTTTGAGTGGAAGTACACTCGTCAATTGAAGGAGAAGCAACCGCTTCAATATCAGAACTTGTATGTCTATGACAAAATCTATGAACAGGAATATGATTCGGTTATTCATGCCGGCATGTCAGTAGGTCTTCTCTTTGTCGACATCTGGCGGTCTACTTACATGGGTAATCCTATCTTCCCAACCGGGTCCATCTTTGAAGTAAATGGAGGAAATGTCAATGTCTAATCGAGCGGAACGTCGTCTGTGTGCGAAAGCAAAGCACCCGTATAGAAAGATCATGCCTGATGGATCACTCGTCTGCAGTAACTGCGGTACCCATCTTAAGCCACCTCCTCTCACCCCGAAAACTGATAAAAGGGTATAAGCTCGCTCGCAAAACATCGCTTACTATAGGAGAAAGTCTCTACAGCAGACTATTCATCCCATATTTCTTTTTGGAGGCAGAATGAAATTGGAAAATGCCTACCAAGCGAAACTAATCAAGAAGATCCAGACTATTTTCCCTGATTGCTTTATTGCAAAGAATGATCCATCGCGCCATCAAGGGATTCCTGATCTTCTCATTTTGTTTGGTTCATCATGGGCCATGCTTGAAGTGAAACGGTCTAAGGAAGACTCAGTTCAACCTAATCAAATTCATATGGTGAACCTGTTCAACCAAATGTCGTTTGCTTCGTTTATCTATCCGGAAAATGAAGAAGAGGTATTGTATCAGCTTCAAACCTTCTTCCGTTCTCCGACACAACTTGCACTAGAATACGATGGGTGCTAGTGTCTTTAATGAAATTCGTACAGCCGCCAAATCACATACTTGTCAATGCGGCGATGAAATCGGCAAGGGCGATCACTACGAGCGTAATGCAACTCCTCCATGGGCTTTCAAATTTCGTAATGAGATTGGCGAAATGGAAGACTATGGAGAAGGCCTCTGGATCGTCGTTGTTCGATGTCATAATTGTAGGGGGTCAGCATGATATTCAATAGGCATCCCAAAGACCTGCACTCTCGACATGCGTTTCTTAGTCCGAGCTATTATCATTGGCTGAATTATGATGATCAGAAACTAGCCGCTCGCTTTGATACTGTTATGTCTGCACGTCGAGGTCAGGATCTACATGCTCATGCTCACGAATCCATTAGGCTTGGAGTTAAACTCGCAAGAGCTCACAAAGCGCTAGCCTCTTATGTAGCTGATGGTATTGGCTATAAGATGTCTTGTGAGCAAATGCTGTTCTATTCGGATAATTGCTTTGGTACATGTGATACAATTTCTTTCCGGCGTAACTGGCTTAGGATTCATGACCTTAAGACAGGTATTTCAGCTACTTCATTTAAACAACTCGAAGTGTACGCTGGTTTGTTCTGTTTGGAATACGGTGTATCTCCATTTGATATTAACATTGAGCTTCGTATTTACCAAAGAGATGAGACAAGAGTTCATGTTCCAGAGCCTGAAGCCATCCTGGAGATTATGGATAAGATTGTTGATTTTGACCAGCAAATCGAAAACATAAAGGAGGCCCGATGGTAGTAATGGACGAAGAAGCTTATCTATCACATTATGGGATCCTCCGACGTTCTGGCCGTTATCCATGGGGTAGTGGAGGAAACCAGAACACAATCAACCGTTCCTTTCTGCAAATTACTGATGATCTTCGCAAGCAAGGAATGACTGATCCTGAAATTTGTACTGCTTTCGGAATCGGAAGTATTGACAGAGAAGGAAACTTCCGTCCTTCAACTACACAACTCCGAGCTGCACGTACTATTGCAAGGAATGAACAGAAGGCAGAACAAATCGCGACAGCCCTTCGTCTTAAGGACAAAGGAATGTCTAATGTCGCGGCTGCCACACAAATGGGTATTCCTGAATCAACGTTTCGATCTCTTATCAAGGATGATGCACAAGAGAAGAACGCGATTCTTACAGGAACCGCAGACATGCTCAAACGTCAAGTCGATGAGAAGCAATTCGTCGATGTTGGTGTTGGTGTTGAGAACTACCTTGGAATCAGCCAGACCAAACTTGGTGCTGCTGTAGCTATTCTAAAAGAACAAGGCTACGTCGTGCATTCTATTCCCGTTCCGCAAATTGGTACAGGAAAGGATACACAAGTCAAAGTTTTGGCCCCCCCTAAAACGACTTGGGGTGATGTGAAAAGGAATCAATCTCAAATCCAGTCAGTTACCGAATTCTCTGAGGATGGTGGCAGAAGCTTTAACAAGATTCACGATGCTCTTGCTGTAGATCCAAAAAGAGTTTCTGTTCGGTATGCTAATGAAGGTGGTAAAGATGCAGATGGTGTTATCTTTGTAAGAGAAGGAAAAGATGACATCTCTCTTGGTGGTGCTAGGTATGCACAGGTTCGAGTTCAGGTCGGTGAGAATCATTACCTCAAAGGCATGGCAATGTACAAGGATGATCTCCCTCCTGGCGTAGACCTGGTGTTCAACACCAACAAGGATTCAACTGGTAACAAACTGGATGCTATGAAGAAGATCAGTGACAATGATCCTTCACTTCCTTTTGGTGCCGTAATTCGTAGGCAAATTCTCGCTGATCAAGGCACGCCTAATGAACGCGCCAAGTCGGCCATGAATATTGTCAACGAGCAAGGTGACTGGACTGATTGGTCTAAGAACTTGTCAACTCAGTTCCTGTCTAAGCAGAGTCCTTCTCTGGCTAAGGCACAACTTGATAAGGCTCAGGGCAGGCGAGAAAAAGATCTCGCTGAAATCATGGCCCTTACTAACCCTACTGTTAAGAAATCATTGCTTGATAACTTTGCTGAAGATACAGATTCAGCAGCAGTACACCTCGAGGCTGCTGCTTTGTCGCGTCGTCAAGCATGGCATGTGATTCTTCCAGTAGATTCAATGCCGCCGACTCAAGTCTATGCGCCTAACTACAAGGATGGCGAACGACTGGTTCTCGTTAGGTATCCACATGGTGGTACATTCGAGATCCCTGAGCTCACTGTTAACAACAGGAACAGGGAAGCTAAGCGTTTGTTGGGTGATGCACCTGATGCCATCGGCATTCATAAGTCTGTAGCAGAGCGTCTCTCTGGCGCAGACTTCGATGGTGATACTGTTGTTGTAATTCCTAACAATAGTGGTAAGGTAAAAATTACCCCCGCCCTAGAAAAATTGAAGGACTTCGATCCACAAAGAGCGTACCCTAAGTATGATGGTATGCCAGTAATGAGTGGTGCTACTAAGCAGCATGAGATGGGCAACGTGTCCAACTTGATTACTGACATGACTATTCGTGGTGCGTCTCATGATGAGATTGCTAAGGCAGTTAGGCATTCAATGGTAGTCATTGATGCTGAGAAGCATGAGCTTAACTACAAGCAATCGTACATCGACAATGGTATTGCTAAACTTAAAGAGCAGTATCAAGGTGGGTCAAGGCGTGGTGCATCTACACTAATCTCTAGAGCTACATCTGAGAAACGTGTTGATCAAAGAAAGCCCCGCCCCCAATCTCAAGGCGGCCCTGTTGATAGGCTTACTGGTGAGAAGGTCTTTGTACCTACCAACAGGCTGAATCAGAAGGGTACCCCTAGGCAGGAGAAGTCTGAGAAGCTAAGGGAAACCAACGATGCACGAACCTTGGTGTCTGATGCTAACACTCCCATAGAGAGACACTATGCTAGCTACTCCAATAACCTGAAGTCAATGGCCAACAAGGCTAGGCTTGAATCTTTAAAGACCCCCCCTCTAAAGTATTCGCCTTCTGCTAAGAAAATTTATTCTTCAGAAGTAGCCTCCCTCAATTCTAAGTTGGCACTCGCCGAGCGCAATGCCCCTCGAGAGAGGCAGGCACAGATCATTGGTAATGCAACGATCAGAGCTAAGCGAGATACTAATCCTAATCTTGAAGGAGACACCCTCAAGAAGATTAGATTCCAGGCCCTTGAAGAAGCCCGCATCAGAACCGGTGCCAAGAAAGACATCATCATCATTGAAGACAATGAGTGGAATGCCATTCAAGCTGGAGCTATCAGTAACAGTAAACTGGAGAAGATCCTAAAGAATGCTGACATTGATAGAGTTCGTGAGCTTGCCACCCCCCGCTCTTCTTTGAAGATGTCCGGGTCTAAGACATTGCGTGCTAGAGCTATGCTTGCTAGTGGTGCAACAAGATCAGAAGTTGCGGCTGCCCTCGGTGTCTCTATCAGTACGTTGGATTCATCATTGAATAGTGAAGGAGCATACGAGTAATGGCAATCGAATCTATGCTCACAACTAAAGACAATCCTTACAATCCTTTTGAGCAGTACGATGAATGGTTTAGGTGGGATGCAGCAAAAGGTTACCATACACCATCCTACCTCGCCAGACTAGTGGCTCAAGGTCATGAACTTTCTGAACAAGATCAGAAGTTCGCGATTGAGATTGTGATTGAAGAAATTGTTTCGAATGATGTAACTGACAATTACAAAAGAGTGACACGAGAAGTCGAAGATTCAAAAGAGTAATGGAAAGGCTTTGTGTAGGGGGGGAGGGGGGTCGCAAGATATACCCCCCCTATGCATCGCCTCGATCCATATTTTTGCCCCGGAGGAACATCGGGTGTAATGTTAATGGACATTTGGGACAAAAGGGACAGTCTAAAAGCCCTAGAATTGGGGGTTTTAGATCCCAGCATTCATAGGCTTTCCTCAAAGGAGGTACAGATGAATCTTCTAACGCTTTTGATCATCCTTATCGCTATTCTTTTGATCATCTATTTGGCTAAGCGAGTTTGACAACCCAATAATCGTCCGAGACTAGGGAGGAAGTATGACAGCAATTGAAGTCCTTTCTAGGACTCAGAGGATTGTGGTTGATCCGTTGAACGGAACTACGGTGGTGAACGCTGGGCCAGTTGGTCCTGGCGCACCGCCTTCTGTTGTACCAGGTCCTACTGGACCTGCTGGACCTACTGGCCCTGCTGGAGCTGATTCTACTGTTCCAGGACCTACAGGTGTTGCAGGCGCGACCGGACCCACTGGGGCTACTGGGCCTCAAGGTGCCGACTCAACAGTTCCAGGCCCTACTGGTCCAGCCGGATCTACTGGTGTCACTGGAGCAACTGGCCCTACAGGTATCGCAGGACCCACGGGACCAACAGGAGTTGCAGGTAATGATGGAGCAATCGGAGCTACGGGAGCTTCTGGCCCTGCAGGTGCAACCGGAACCGCAGGAGCCGTCGGAGCAACTGGTCCTACTGGACCTACTGGTGTTATTGGAGCTACCGGGCCTGCTGGATCTACTGGACCTGCTGGCGCAGATTCAACTGTTCCCGGTCCAACTGGAGCCACCGGGCCAGCAGGTACTACCGGAGGCGTAGGTGCGACAGGCCCAACAGGAGTTACTGGTGCTACTGGTGTTGCTGGTAGTACTGGTCCTTCTGGCGCGGCAGGCGTTACCGGTCCTACTGGACCTACTGGAGTTACTGGCCTTACCGGAGCGACGGGCCCATCCGGAGCCGTAGGTGCTACTGGCCCTTCGGGTTCTGGTGGAGCAGGTGGTGTCAACATCGAGGATCCAGACGATCCTGGCACCTATGTCACTGGTCAACTGTATTTGGGTGAAACAGATCCTGTTGGAACTGCTGATCCTGACGAAGTCTATGCCTGGATTCCTGGTGAACTGGGAGGGCCTGGCGGTCCGTCCATCCCAGAACAAGGCTCAATGTATTCTGGTATTGACTCTCGTTATTGGTTTGAAGAAGAATTTGGGCCAGACGAAGGTTATGACCAGGAGTTTGACGGTGTTGGTGTTGCAGATGATACCTACCCGACAGATTGGTCAATTCTAAACGGCGACACATCTGTCTTCAAGAACCTTTTCGGCGCTGGGTTCATTGATCATCCAGGTAGTCCTGGCGATGATTCCAACATTCATGCGGTGGTTCGTACCATTCCGGCGACAACCACCTTCGAAGCTTTCATGCATTTGTGGTCTGCTAATACTGCTGATTCTGGCGATTCGTACGCCGCGATTGCTGTGCTTCACAACTCAGTAAACGGGCGATACATTATCTTTGGTGGTCATCAGAATGCTGCGTTCAGTCCTACAAGGTACAGCGATCCGTATTTCTACGTGACCTATTACTCGGACGCAGACAACTTTGGTTCGCTTGTTACTGGTTCGCCAGTTTTCCAGCGTCCTGCTGGTCCGCACGTGTTCTACAAGATTGTCAAGGAATCTGACTCCTCTTACGATTTCTATTCATCGTTTGACGGTGTTGGGTGGACTCAAGTTGGTTCTAACCTGGACATCAATACTACACTTGGTGGTGATCCAACTCATATTGGTTTTGGCGTCAACCAAGTTGGAGTAGGTCGTGTCGGTTGTGAATGGCTACGCATGAGAGGAGTTACCTGATGGTCAAAATCTGGAGTCCAGTTACAGATGATTACGATGAATTGGGTGGCTCCATCGGTGCCACAGGCCCGACAGGACCAACAGGTCCTACAGGTCCTACTGGCGTTGGCGCTACTGGTCCAACAGGCCCTACTGGATTGACTGGCTCGACTGGTGTTAATGGACCAACTGGCCCTACTGGAGTAACAGGAGCTACTGGACCTGCAGGGGCTACCGGCCCTACTGGACCTACCGGTTCGTATGTCCAAGTGAGCGATCTTCCAACCATTGACCCCATTTGGGCAGTAGGTGAAGATGTCTCCGAGGTTGTAGGTAAATGGGACTACGCCACGTCAGTCGTGCATAAGACAGGCAACGAAACTGGTATTGCTGGTAACAAAGAGTGGACCGGAGATCACGAGTGGGACTACGGGGCTGACGGTAAGGTGCTGATCGTTAAAGACGCTGCCGAAGACACGCCTACTTTCGGTCTATATCGTAGCGGTGACACTTTGCCTCGTGTCGCAATCGGTGCTCCATTGTCGTTCTTTGGTCTAGGTGCTCTATTCTTCACCAATGGAACTACAGCCGGAGGGGCGATAGCCGATAGCGGATCAGCACTTGTCGTGTCTAACCGTGATGCGTTCCAGTCCGCATCTTTTATTGCGTCCGGAAAAACTGGAGCTACTGCTACCCCATCAATTCTTGCCGGAGGTACAGCTTCAGGTGCTCCAAGCACTGGTGCTCACGTCAAAGGTGAACTTGTCTGTGATGATGCAGGAGTTCTTTATCGTTGCACAGTAGCAGGAACACCAGGAACGTGGGTGCAGGTAAACTCGACCGTTGTTCAACCGCTAAATGCTGCACTGACGGATCTTGCTAGCAGATGGAATGTGGCGGGTGGGAGCTTCCCGTCGATTTTGTCGTTCAAGGAACTCACGGGTAACGGCACGAATCATGTTGCCCTAGCTGCTCCAAGCAGTATTGCGTCTGATAAAGTTATTACGATGCCAGACGCGGCTGGAGTTGTCGTGCTTCGATCGGTGCAGACAAAGACGACGACTTATACAGCGCTCAACGGTGAAGTTGTGCTCGGTTCCGCATCAGGTGGAGCTTGGGTGCTAACTCTTCCGGCTGTCCTTATCAATGCAATGGTGACTGTGAAGAAGACTGATTCCTCAGCCAATGCTATCACTGTCACTCCAGCTTCAGGAACAATTGATGGAGCGTCCACTCATCCAATCAGTGTTCAGTACACTTCTCGTACTTTTGTGTCTGACGGAACGAACTGGTTTATCGTATGACGTACGATCCAGCTCGCTCATGGATGAATTACCCAACAGATTTGATGAATGATGGCGTTGCTGCTGGATCTTCGAACCGGAACACTGTTCCATGCGTAGCATCAGCTACTCCACATGCTGGAGATGGAACGCTTCAAGTACTTGATGCTTCGTTGTCGGCTGATTCAGATGGCTTGGTGATCACTGTTGTCTCTCAGACGGCAGCCTCAGGTGTAGATTCTTCGACATTGCTTGAGATCTACACTGGTGGTTCGGGTTCAGAGGTACTACGACAAACGATTTGCGTAGGTTACATCACAGAACCTTATTCGTACATCCTTCCTGGACACTTTGCAGCGGGAACACGAGTCACAGCAAGAGCCCGATCGGCAACTACAGTCAAGGCAGTGTCATTTCTATACGAATTTCTGCCTAAGAAAACTCTTGGGTTGGCGTTTGGTGGTGTGACCTCGTATGGCGTAACTACTGCTTCGTCAAGAGGGACTGCTTTGACGGCTCCTGGATCATTGAACACGAAAGGCGCTTGGTTGTCGTTCTCAGCATCGACGGCCGCAGCAGTAGCGGCGATCACTTTGACTATTCAAGCAGCGGGGCAAACAGTTCTGACTGCTAACGGCGTTCTGATAGACATTGCTATCAACCGAACATTGCCAAACGAGCAAATCATTTCCGACATCTACTTTGCTGGTCAAACAACTGAAACGTGGTGGCCGGGAATCATGCCAACAACATTCGGTGTGGTCAATGCTCCAGTAGGTTCTACTTTGGAAGTTCGTTACGCAAGAGCTAATGCGAGCAACACGGTCGATGCAATTCTTAACGTAGCTGCGCCAGGATAAAAGGGAGGTGCGTCATGATCGTTACACAAACCGGAGAACTCATAGGAGTTGGGCCAGGTCCTAATCAATGGATCGATGGATTTCGTCGCGCCAACGGCGATCTTGGCCTAGATTGGATCGACATCAAGACGCTGGCGCCTAACTCTTATGAACCAGTAGGCGTTTACAACCACGGCGTTGTTTGTCTCGATGCAAAAACACGTCCTGGCGTTTATGCTGCTGATCAATTGACAGAGCCAGGAGACTTGGACGGGGAACTCTACTACGGAATCGGTGGCGCTGTCAGGGAAACCGGAAGTACAGAAATTCGTATTGACTGTAATTACAACGGATTGTGGACTCCTCCTGTTCATACAGAAGGTGGGCCTCTTTTCCATGTAACACCGGGAACAGATGCCTTCGGCTTTGGTTATTGGTTGACTATTGTTTCAGGAAACGGCATACTTGCTGTTGGAGATCTTGGCGATCCGCCAGAAGAATGGGCCCCTGTAGGTGCAGTAGCATTTCCGGTTACAGAAGGTGAAGATGTAACTATTGGAGGCTATTCAAACGGAACAGGAATTCTATCCTACATTAATGGGATTCAAATTCCTATGTCGCCGTTCGGTCTTGACCCCATTCCTGTGCCAGTGGAATTGCAAGAGTCAACGCTGCACGGATTCTGTTTCGATACGCATCTTGTCGATGATTACTTGGACGTCCCAACCACCATCGTCCACAAGTCGGTGTCTTTCTACATTCCCTAAGGATTCTAATGACTGTTCACATTCTTACTCTTCCGCATACAGACATCGATCCGACGTGGTCTACTTGTGCTTTCACTCAGAAGATCAGGCATCTTGCCAACATGTTGGAGGGTCAAGGGATTCCAACTGTGGTTTATGGTTCGGATGTTTACTCCCACAGTGGTGCTCATAATGTAATTTTCGATTATAAGGATCGTGAGCGTTGGTTCGGCAAGACAGATTACCGTGAGAAGGTGTTTGACCACTGGGATGTAAATGATCCTTGTTGGGTTGAACTCAATGTTCGCTCGGCTGATGCTATTCGAAAGATCGCACGGCCGGGAGACGTCATTCATCTCTCAATGGGTTACGCACACGAGATGGTCGCGCGTCTTCTGCCTGAATTCAGACATGCTGAACTTGGCGTAGGATACGAGGCCTCGTTTGCGGATTTTCGTGTGTTCGAGTCATACGCTTGGATGCATCATACTTATGGAAGGCAAGGAATCAACGATGGTCGATTCTATGACGCGGTTATTCCAAACGCTTTTGACCCGTCTCAGTTTGCCTTGGGGGATGATAAAGGGTACGTTCTCTATCTTGGTAGACTCACTCCGCGAAAAGGGTTGGCAGTTATTGCTGAGATCGCAAAAGAACAAAATGTAATCGTCTGTGGACAGGGAGATGAGCGCGTTGAAGGTGCTGAGCATCTAGGGCCAGTTGGACCAGAAGAGAGAAAAAAGCTTCTGTCTGAGGCCACTGCAGTTCTTTGTCCTACAGGGTACATTGAGCCATTTGGCGGCGTCGCGGTTGAGGCTCAGCTTTCTGGTGTTCCAGTTATTACTGTTGATTGGGGTGCGTTTACTGAAACAGTGACAACCGGCGTTTCTGGTTTCAAGTGTTTCACTCGTAGTGACTTTATTGCTGCGTGTAAACTTGCTCCACTTCTTAGGAAGTCACATGGAGAACAGATCCGAGCGAACGCAATTGCAAAGTGGTCGCTCGATTCTATAGCTCCGTTGTACAAAGCATATCTAAATCGTCTCGCTACTCTGGACAAGGAAGGATGGTACTCATGATTGGACAAGCTAGCAATCAGCTCTGGATCTACAAGGGTCGGACCAACATCATCCAACTTGCTCTTGGGTATGATGTGTCTAACGACACGTTTGCAAGCGAAATTCGTAAGGAAGACAATCGTGAATCTGACTTGATCGCGACTTTTGAAGTTTCTTTTGAGACTGATGGAATCGATGGAGAACTTATTCTTACGATTGACGATGCTGACTCAGAGCTTGAGGCGTCTAGAGGTTACATGGACGTTAAGCGCATCACAGGCGGAGAGCCAATTCAGTTGTTTGATGAGCCTCTTGAGGTTCTAATCAAGGATCCGGTGACAGCATGACCACAGTAAACGTGTATACCGCAGAGCGAATGGCGGCGATCGAGGCGCAAGCCGTCATTGGCGCGGAGCTTGTCGATGGGCACATCATCTTCGAACGATTCAATGGGACTACGTTTGATGGTGGCGCGATCGACGTAAGTGTGATTGGTAATCTGACTTTGAATGTTGATGAAGAAACGTTCTATCGCTATACCGACGCCGCAAGTCCGCTCGCGCTTACTGGCGGAATTGAAACGCCGCTAGACGATACCATCATGGATACCAGTGATGGTGATCCATCTTGGGGGCATTGGGATACGGATGACAACAATCGGTTTGTCTTCGACGAAACTGGGTTTTACGACATCTTTACCTATGCTGTCGTTGATTCCTCAGCCGATGGTACTGGGCATAGCACAATCAAAATTACTGACACGGCCACCAGTGGAGCAAAAGAGTTTGACCATGTTTCGGGGACAGATGTTCGACCCGAAATTCAAATGACGAACATGTACATGGCCGGAGAATTCGTTCGAGTAGACGTGAAGACTTCTGGGTCATACAACTTGACCTATGGTGAAGTTTTTATCCGTAAACTTAACATCGTCATGGACGGTGGAGTTGAAACTGCGCCTAATGAAATTGCTACGTATATCTACTCCACTACTGAATCTGCAACTCTGGGTTCGGCAGGCGACATGGACACGTCTCTTTCATTTGAGTTGTTTACTAGATCTACGGTGAACGTTCAAATTAACTGGAGATACATCGGCACAGTTGGTGTTACTGGTGAATTGACTTGGCAAATCGACGGCGACCTTGTTCAAACTCCTAGTCCAGTGGTTAACAACGATGCCGGTGATCACACCGAGCACATCACTACTGGAACAACGCTAGACGCTGGCGCGCATACTATCAGAGCAGATTTCATTGGCAGTAACGAAGGCGACGGCGGTGGCTCCTCCGGAGGCTACTGTCGTATCGACATTGTAGCTATTGTTGGGGTAAATACTGAAGACGACTCTGTTGTATACGTGTAACAATGAAGGTCGTTGGTTTGATAAACCATCCAATTGCCGATCATTTGGCACGAATTACGTATCTTCCAGGATCCTATATACAAATAGATGAAGACGAAAAAGGAATAGTTCTTCATTTGTATGTACTATCACCAGATTCTCGAGACTTCGATAAACCAATTACACGAATCTGGGAAACATGGATGAGTCGACGAGTACCAGAGAAAGCTTCGTTTTCTAACGTTCTTTGGGCTGTAAAATCATTGATCAACAACGCTTCTGCTCATGAATTGGACGAATGGCTTAGAGTAGATGGAAAGCAAGTAAGTTCCCCACATGAACAGGAGGTGACATGACTACAGTAACCGTATTCACAGCAGAGCGAATGCAGGAAATTGAAGACAACGCTATTGTTAGTGGGTCACTCGTAGATGATCACCTTATTCTCGTCAAGCATAATGGGGAAGAAGTCGACGCAGGCTTTGTTAATGTTGCTCTTTGGCAAAGTAATGTGGATGCGAACGAATTCAACCTGACTAACATTGGGTGCATTGAGTCAGTTGTCAACACGCTTGTCTCAACTCTTCCCGAAGGAACACTAGATACGTCTTTGCATTCGATGTTTGATGTCACACTCGAAGCTGATGTTGAATTCATATTTGAGAACCCAGCACCAGCAGGGAAAGACACAACGTTTTCTTTGATTGTTCGAGGAGATTTTGATCCAAGTTGGCCAGCAACTGTACTTTGGCCTGGTGGAGTGGAACCAACTTATGATTCGCCTAGTATCTACGTGTTCAAGACGGTGGATGAAGGCGCTACTTGGTTCGGAATGCTTTCCGGAGGAGGTTTCCTCTAATGCCTAGTCCTGCTATGCACATGTTGGTCGATGGCCTTCCTAGCGGAGGCGTAATTACTGATATTCTCAACTATCGCGTCCACACTTTCTACGAAGATGGTTACTTCAAGGCAGCAGGGTACACTCTTGAATGTGAAATCTTGGTCGTAGGTGGCGGCGGCGCTGGTGGTTGTGGTGATTCTCCCACTATTTCTTCAGGTGGCGGTGGAGGTGGTGGCGAAATCATCTATGAGTTCAACACGGATGTTACCGGGACTCAAATAGTCACTGTTGGTAATGGTGGCACTGGTGTTGTCGAAGGAACCGGTCAAAACGGCCAGGATTCTAACTTTGGCACCATGCTTACCGCCCTCGGTGGCGGTGGAGGTGGTGGAAACACGGCAGGCCAAGCCGGTGGATGTGGCGGCGGTGGTGGTACTATAAACACCACTGCTGGTTCAGGCGCAACCGGTGGTGATGGTGGTACTTGTTCTGGATCTGGTGGAGCCGGAGGTGGAGGTGCACTGCCACAAAACGGCAGCAACTCTTCTGGCGGTAACGGTGCAAACGGAGGAGCTGGAAAGACTATAGGTATTTCTGGATCCAGTGTAGTTTACGCTGGAGGCGGAGGAGGAGGAACACGAGGTGGTTCTCCTGGTACAGGTGGTTCTGGAGGCGGCGGGAATGGCTGTCCGTTTAACGGAAACCCTACTGCAGGAACTGATTTTCTTGGCGGTGGTGGTGGCGGACAAAGAGATGACGCATCAATTGGTGTTCGAAAAGGCGCGAACGGCGGCAAAGGAATTGTCATCGTTCGTTATCCTTGGCCTCTAGATTTGATCAATCCTTCTGGTGGAACAGTAACCGAAAGTGGTGGCTATCGTATTCACACTTTCTTGTCTTCTGGTTTGTTCAAGCCCCGTGGATTCTCGCCTCTAACTGTTGATGTTCTAGCGGTTGGTGGAGGTGGAGCAGGCGGAGCCGGAGTTAGCACCCCATCGTCTGGAGCTGGTGGTGGAGGCGGCGGCGTTGTCTATGACACCGGCGTTGTTCTCAGCGGTTCAGAAGTTGTTATCATTGGACAAGGCGGTCTAGGTGTTGCCAATGCTAGTGGTAACAAGGGAGACGATACTTCGCTTGGTTCCTTGGTCGTCGCCGAAGGCGGCGGTTATGGAGGAAGTTACAACAGCCCCGGAGGTAACGGCGGCTGTGGTGGAGGAGCAGGTCAAGGAACTCTTTCTGGAGGAACCGGATCCCAAGGTGGAAACGGTGGAAATACTTCTGCAGGAGGCGCAGCCGCTGGTGGTGGTGGAGCAGCTCCGGCTAATGGAGGAAACGCTGGCAGTGGTTCTGGTGCTGGTGGTAATGGATTTGTATCCTCTATCTCAGGTTCTTCAGTAACTTACGGTGGTGGCGGCGGAGGTATGCGTCGCGCTGCGTCCACTGCGGCTGGAGGTACTGGAGGTGGTGGAGCTGGATCAGACTCTAGTGGTGGTCCAGGTAACCCAGGAACAGATGGACTAGGAGGTGGAGGTGGAGGACGTCGCGATGATTACGCCGGTGGAAACGGCGGATCTGGCGTTCTCATCATTCGTTATCCGTGGCCCTGATAGGTAAAACCATGAAAAAGCGCTATTTACGTTATTTTTGCGCTAATCGGGCCTTACCGAAAGGAATTTATGAGACGAAATAGTAGAACTGTATTGGTGATTCTAATTGTAGCTCTAATTCTTTTGTCATTGCTTCTGGTTTCAAGAAACTACAATGACAAAACGCTGGACATTGAAACGGATGCTTTAGCATATCAAGTTTCTTCGTTCAAGTTAAGTGAACAGACTACTACAACGACAACCATACCGCCAACTACTACGACAGCTCAACCTGTTACAACGACAACGACTATGCAAGTGGAGGTGACAATACCACCAACACCGACGACCCAATCAATTCCCCCAAAGCAAAACAATGGTGGAGTCGATTGGTACGCCGTTGCCATGTGTGAATCAAGTCTAGGAACTGGCGCTCCTCAATGGAGCATCAACACAGGTAATGGATATTACGGAGGTTTGCAGTTCTCTCATTCAACGTGGGTTGCCTATGGCGGTAGGCAGTATTCAGAGAACGCACATCTAACCTCGGCAGAAAATCAAATCGCCATCGCATCAACCATGAGTCTATCCCATTGGCCTGTCTGCGGAAAGTACGGCTGAGGCTAATACCCACAGGGAGGAGATTTTGTTGCCGGACTCAGCGCAAGAAACTCCCGTAAGCGATCATCCGAAATTCAATAGACAGTTTGTTCAAAAGCTTGCCTGGGTCATTACGTTTATTTGGGCACTTAGTATGGTTGCTCAAGCGGTTTTGCCTGGTTATCAACCACCGGCATCTGTTGGTACTGCAATGACGATTGTTATGGCGGCAGCTTTTGGTACAAACTTTTTCAAATAGTGAATGGAGGTGTATGTGTCAGAGAATGAAGAATTTACTATAGATGAAGCAGAATTGACTCTTGTTGCACAGCAACGAGAATTGAACAAGCTTATGAAAGTTATTTTGTGGGTGCTTGTGGTTCTATTTGTCATTACTGTCGTTATAGCAATTCGTGGCATTCAGCTTTCTGACACAGTGAATGATCTTGAACAAAAGACAGATGATCTGAGTCTACAAGTAAAGACAGCCGAAGAGAATTTGCAGACTGCAAATACTCAAGTAGAAGCGCTGTTAGGTTCATCACCCGAAGCGCTCCGAGATGCTTTGTTTTCAATCTTTAGAATTGAGCAAGAGCTTTGTGGTGGTCCTTGTGGCGATCCAAACAACTAGAAAAAGGAGAACACCATGGAAGAGCATTCCGAAACCCCTTCCCCTCAGCCGGTCGAGCCTGATGCCCCCGCTCCCTCTCCGGAGGAAGAGCCAGAAGTGACGCCAGAAGAGGCGCCTGCCACTCATACTCCAGGCGAATCAGGACAACCTGCCCCAGGCAGCGTTCTGCCTGTTGAGGATACTGGCGTGGGAAGTTCCTTCACCAGGGAAGAGTTCAACGAGGAGACTGATACGCCTCCCAATGATCATCATGAGCAGGGTGAAGACCCGCCTGATCTTGCTCCGGAGGACGCCGATGGCTGATTCGTCTTTTGGTAGTGGTTGGCCGTCTTCGAATCCAAGAATTGTAACCCTTGTTCGTCGCGATGGGCTTCGGCTTCCTATTCATAGTGAGCTTGATGAACTTATTTCAATGCTCATGGATCTCACTGAGCTTTCTGGCTATAACATCAAGCCCGGAGAGACTTGGGGCTATTCTAATCGTCCTATTAGTGGCACTCGGATTCCGTCAAATCATTCTTGGGGCACGGCTGTAGATATTAACGCGCCAAGCAATCCCTATGCTTCTCGTGAATGGCATCGAAGGAATGCTCGTGGCACCAGGCCGTTTGGGCTTGCGCTTGTTTGCAACATTCCACAGAAATGCGTTTCGTTGTGGGAAGGAAATGGATTCCGTTGGGGTGGTCGGTACTACGAGAAGCCTGACCCTATGCACTTCGAGTTCCTTGGTTCTGTCTCTTATGCTCGTGCCAAAACTGCGGCGATGAAAGACTTCTTGACCAAGCCGAAGCTTGTTCAGTTCGGTGATTGGCCTAACAAGACGAACAAGCCGAATCTAAAGCCTGGGTCTACTGGAGAAGCAGTTAAGTATCTCCAGAAGGTGATTCTGGCTAAGGGTGGGGCATACATCACGGTTGATGGAGTCTTTGGTCCTCACACTCAGTCCAGAGTTTCTCAGGTTCAGCGAGTATTCAAACTTGGAAGTTATGATGGTCTTGTTGGTCCTAAAACGTGGGCTTGCATTGACTTCATGGCTAAGAGTTAACGTTTGAAAGGAGGGGAAATGGGAACGAAGACCCCCGGTCGCAGACCGCGTCGACCGGCAACTACGCCGGAAGGCAGGGAGAGTCAACTCATTTCCCTCGCTGCCGATCTGGCGGAAAAACAACTGGTTAGTGGCACGGCCTCCTCTCAAGTTATTACCCACTTCTTGAAGCTCGCTTCGACAAGGGAAAAACTTGAGCAGGAGCGTCTGCAAAGAGAGAACCTTCTGCTAAGTGCTAAGGTAGATCAGATCTCATCGACAAAGACCATGGAAAAACTGTACGAGAGGGCTATCGAAGCCATGCGTTCGTACACTGGTCAACAGCCTCAAGAGCCTCAGTACGATGATTAGAACATATTCTGAACTAGAAATGCTGGAAACCTTTGACGAAAGATTTGACTATCTTAGACTTAGCGGAGGAGTTGGTCGAGCTACATTTGGTTTCGATCGGCATATTAATCAACGTTTCTACGTGTCAAGAGAATGGCAAGACGCTAGAAACTATGTCATATTCAGGGATAACGGCTGTGATTTGGGCATTCGTGGGTATGAAATTCACCTTTCACCGCTAATTCACCACATAAACCCAATGGGTGTGGAGGATATTCTTCACCACGAAGAATGGATTGTAGATCCAGAATTTCTAATCACGACAACGCACAACACGCATAATGCAATTCACTATGGTAAAGATCGCCTTGAACCCAAGGTGGCTATCCAACGTTTCCCTGAAGACACCAAACTTTGGTAAGGAGGTTATATTATGGAAGATAGCATTCTAATCAGCACTAAAAAGGTTCTCGGTCTTGGCGAAAACTATACGCCTTTCGACCAAGACGTGATCACGTTCATCAACTCAGCGTTCACGAACCTGGAACAGCTTGGAATTGGCACTAAGGCCGGATTTCAAATTGAAGATGAAGCATACAAGTGGTCTGGTCTTGATCTTCCTCATAAGCAGCTAAACATGATTAAGACCTACATTTATTTGAAGGTTCGTGTGCTGTTTGATCCTCCTACTACTTCTTATGCTGTTGATGCAATGGATAGACAGATCACTGAGCATGAATGGCGGCTCACCAACTTCAGAGAGGAGGATCAACCTGCATGATTGATGTCGAAGCTTTTCTAAAGCATTACGGAGTTAAGGGTCAGAAGTGGGGAGTCCGAAAGCATCGAAATGAGGCTGCTCGTAAAGCCAAATTCGCCAAGGGGCCTAAGTATCAAAAGGAAGCTCGTCGTCTTGATGACGAAGTCTTGAAGGCTCGAATCAAGCGAATGGAGCTTGAGAAGCGATACACAGATCTGAATGCTCCTCAGAAATCTGAAGGTAAGAAGTACGCTTCAGAGATCCTTAAGAACTCCGGAAAAGCTGCATCAGGAACGGTGGTTGGTACTACTGTCTCTTTTGCGGTTGCACGAGCCCTAAAGGCAAAGTTCGGAGGAAACTAAAAGGAGGTGTTCAATGATTATCGATGAGGCCGTTTATCTTGAACACCACGGAGTAAAAGGCCAGAAGTGGGGCGTTCGAAAGAAGAAAACTTCTGGTGATCCGGAGCGCGACTCGGTTGTTCAGCGTAGGAAACGTGTCGCTGTCGTCGTAGGAATAGGTCTTGGCGCCGCAGTAGCTGCAGGCAGCATCTATGCAATCAGAAACCAAAAGGTTAGTGCACTCAAGAACGTTCCTGTTTTTCAAAAAAAAACCAAAGCGGGAAAGATTGCTGCTAAAGGATTCATGAATCGGCATGGTTCTACTCCAGTTTCTCCTGAGCTTCGCTCAAGAGCCTTGGCGGCCAGAGCTAACGCGGCTGCTGGGTCGAAGAATCACGACAAGATCATGAAACGAGTGGCTGCGAATCATTTGGAAAGCGTTAAAGCCACTAATACCAATTTGAAAACTTGGTTCAACGATTCAAACACGCCATTTAAACAACGAGAATACCTTGAC